TCCCAGTTCAGTCACAGTCAAGTGGGACGGAAAGCCTGCTATCATATTTGGCCGTAAACCCAATGGAGAGTTTGTTCTTACAGACAAGAGTGGATTTGGAGCCAAAGGTTACGACGGCTTGGCCACATCTCCTGAACAGATTGCTCGCATCATGGCCACTCGCGGCGGCGAGCGTGGCGAACTAGTTGCACTATATCAACGACTGTTTCCATTGTTAAAAGCTGCCGTGCCTGCTGACTTCCGTGGGTACATACAAGGAGATCTGTTGTACAGCGCAACTCCGCAGGTCGTCAACGGTGAATATGTGTTTCGCCCCAACACAGTGACTTATGCAGTACCTGCTAGTTCTGAGTTAGGAAAACAAGTTGGACAGAGCCAAGCCGGAGTGGTCATTCATACATCATTGGCAGAGCCTGGTGCACCAGCACAGCCAATCAGAGCTGCCGATCTAAGACCAGTTCCTGGACTGTTGATACTAGATCCTAGCTTAAAAGATCCAAAACCAGTCACGCTGGATGCTGGTGCCATGGGTGACATTAGAAAGATAGCCACCACACAAGGTGCGGCCATTGATCAGCTGTTTAATCCTCAGGAACTGCGAGCCAGAAAAATAACAAATCTGCCACAGTTGATGAAAACTTACATCAACAGTCGTGTGAGAGAAGGTAACTTCAACAATCTCATAGGTGGGTTTGGCCCTTGGTTACAAGCCAAGGAACCTGCCAAAGCACCGCGTATATTCGAGTGGGCTACAGAAAACAAACAAGCAGTGGCCGCTGTGTTCCAAGTGTTCCTTGATATCACGGCTGTTAAAAATGCTCTGGTACAACAGCTTGACAGTCAAGCGCACGATGTCAGGGCTTACATTGGCAACGAGCCGGGGCACGAAGGCTACGTTGGACACGGCATAAAGTTTGTGGACCGTATGCGTTTTAGCCGAGCAAACTTTGCCCAAAACAATCCCGATCAAGGTTGATACCCACCGATTTCTCCGTTCAGGTATAAATAAAAGTAGGCCCAATGAGGTCATATATTAAGGAGATTTAAAATGGCACAATTTACAAGAGTCAATGGTGATTCACAACCAGTATTCGCACTAGACGTACAAAACGGTCCAGTTGCACCTTCAACATCTTTGGCAGGCGTTCCAGTCCAGCCAGCAGGTCCTAAGCTCGACTTCTTCCGTGCAGTTGCTAACAACAGCATCAACGGCGAAGGCGGTGTAGCAGAGTATGTTGCTAACGTTATCACAGCGATCCAGCAAACATCTACTGTAGCTATGTACCAAGTTGACGGCGTAGCACTTTCTGTTGCTGTGTACCCAACAGGTGCTTTTGCTGATGCAGCCGCTTTCTTGGCAGCCGCAAACATCACATACACTGGCTTCCAGTTGAATAGCGCAACAAACAACGGTTTCAAGTTGTCTGCTTAATCGCTCGACACTTTAACCTAAAAAGCCCTAGTTCTTTAACTAGGGTTTTTTTATGGCTTAAATACCTGCATGAGCGGAGAATATGTTTTTGAAAGCCCCGACGGTGGACACACAGTTTATCGGAGGCATGTTGGCAAACAAGATCGAGAACTAGTTTCTGTTGATAAAGAAACTCAGGACAAGATAAACCAAATCAAGGAAGACAAACTCTGGGGGAACATACGCCGAGCTTCTATTAGAGATCCTGCTCTCAAAGAAATGTTAGATCAGGTCAAGGTATATTATGAACTCAAGCACAATGCTAAAGATTGAATGTTTGTGCTTGTTTGATATCACGGCTACAGCAGTAAACGGACACCAACGCAACATAGAATACCCCTATGTCAGTAAAACCGGCACAGTGATAAACGATCAACTGGAACTGGCTCGTGCTCGCAATCAACAGCGCAATCTAGATACCATACTACAGTTAGTGGGAATGCGAACACAAGTATTTGAAATCTCAGATCCAGAGATTGTAACAAACGTGCCCCAGGATTTTGCCTGGGCCGGGCCAGACGTACAAGTTTGGCGGTTTACCTTTGAAATAGAACCGCAGTCGCAATGGAGTGTGGACAATGATGACTTTTGGTTGTTAAAAAATGACAGTGATCGTACACCCATGCTCATGGGATTAACAGAAACAGCGAAAATGGATCCTTGGCTGATCACACAAGGCTCAAATATCAACATCATTTATCATGCCCAAACAAATAAATAAACAATCAAACAAGAAAGATTCTAATGGAAACAACGGACATCGAAAAGAAAAGTCTGGAAACTCACGTGGAACTGTGCGCCCAGAGGTACAAGTACCTGGAAGAAAAGCTGGAAACCGTGGAGCAGACCGTGATCAATCTAAACGCAGTGGTCCGCGAAGTCCACGACATGATACAGGTCATGAGCCAAAAGAACACCGATCGCCTGATCAGCTGGGGGATCGGAATCATAGTATCGCTGGTCGCAACAGTGGGCTGGTTGCTCACAAACTACGTCCTAAAATAAGCGAACGCCAAGCCCAGCTCATGCTGGAGCGTCTCACTAGAGATCACTTACTAAACAACTCCAACGCTATCATACGCTTGGATGACGAGATACGAGCATTTGGCAAGTACACAATAACAAGAACTCCGCGCAGTTATCAGGTCTATCGCAGTGCCACCCTGGCAGCTGAACCTAGTTCTAGCAAGGTTGCTATAAGTTGGTGCGTAGCTGACAAGTATGGCAAAGATGCACTGGCACAGCAGTTATTGACGTTGGATCAAGAAGTCGAACGTCGTCAAAACGAAATATCACACTATAAATATACGCTAGAAATCAGCGAAGATACCGTGCGAAAATCAGTGACAAACGATAGGTTGGTCGAAAGCCAAGTACGTTTAAAACACGCACAAGAACATCTTGAAGAATGTTTAAATCTGGCTAAATACTGGCAACAAAAAGGATTCAGAGATGAAACTGCAAGAATTGGAATCAAGAACCAAAACACAACAAAGCCTGAAGGTATTTGAAAGTCAGTTTGGCCAGTCATTGGCCGTGACTTCAATATCGCCCAAGCAAGCCTCGGCTATGCTACGAAAAGTGCGTGGTCTTATCCGCGAGCATCGGAACACATCAGAGTTTCATCGCAGTGAGCGCAATCCAGCTTATCTTAAGTTGATGATGATGGAACAGGCCTTGGTCAACAGACTAGGCGAAGCCGCACCACAAAGCATGCAACGTGTAGGCAAAGCGGCAGGCGAAGTTTTAGGTGCTGGTATTGGTTTTGCTCTAGGAGCTATACCTGGTGCATTAATCGGCGGTCTTGCATTGGGACCTGGTGGTGCCATCGGTGGCGGCCTTGGAACTGGTTTACCGGTTGCTATGACAGGAACTACTCTTGGAGGCTCTGCAGGTCGCCAGGCAGCCAACTTCACTCATGATGCCTTGGTCAACGCCTGGCGCAAAGTCAGCGCCAAACTAGGTGGTCCAGAGGCCACAGCTGAGTTTATCAAAGCACATGCCAGAGCCGCAGACTATGGTTATCCTAAGTTTGAGTTTGGTGGTAAAGACTATCAAGTCACCATGGATCGCATGCAGGCTCGCAAGGCCATGAATGATCTAGCCAAAATGTCCGCAGGTGGAGTCAGAGAATCACAGCCAGGTGCCGCACCAGGCATGGCCATGGCGCAACAAGATCCTGCACAGGCAGCCGCTGCCGCATCGGGTGTGAGAAAAGTTGCCACAGCCACAGGTCAAGGAAGTCAAGCCAATCTGCTTGGCAAGGCCATTGACACAGCAGTTCAAGGTAAAACATTGGATCCTCGTCAACGTGCCGCACTTGGCACACAGTTGGGTGGCTTACAGAAAGCCATGAGCGACCCATCAACAGCAACTCGATTACAACAAATGTTGAAGACTGCCACTGCCGCAGAATCTAAAAAAGCTCGTGGTCGCAGACTACGTGAAGCCAGCGAGTTACAACAAGCTCAAGTAGTACTAGCCGCACAAGACATGGTAGATCAGATCCAGAAAATGATCGAACAAGTGTCGGCCATGCAGTTCAAAGATCTCCCAGCTCTTGTAGACTCAATCCGCAATGACGTTGGCATGGATCAAGCACAACAGTTCAACAATGATGTCACAGCCGCACTACAAGGTCTCATCCAGGGCCTCCAGGGTAGCAAAACCCAGCTGGAAACCGCACAAGGTGTGCTCACAGGTCAAGCCCCAGTGGTACCCGGACAAGATGCTGGCGCCGCGGGAGCCCCTGCCATTCCAGGAGGCGCTGTACCCGGTGCTGACACTGGTGAAGTAGACATGGATGCTGACTTGGATCTCGATGCCAATCTTCCACCCGAAGACAGCGAAGAACTACCGCCAGCCAAAGCACTCGGCCGCGATCGTAGATAATATGTTGATCCGAGAGTTCCAGGATCCAGACTCAACAAAACTGGCCGCTATAGGCCAGTTTTTACTCAAGCGAGCACAAGATACTGATGCAGTCAAGCCCATGAACGTGGATACCTTTGTGAGTCTTGCTCATGAGAACGGTATCAATATGACACCCGAAAGATTGGAGACATTGGCAGTGCAACCTCCACTCAACAACATCATCGACTCGATCCAAAATGGCGAAATCATTTGGAAAGGGTCGATGACACCGCAAGCCAGTGATCAAAAAATGAGCGTGGATCAAGCTCGAAAAACCGTGAACCAAATGGCCAAGCGTGCCATTGACCTAAAGTAAATAATCACGTATAATAACTAAAGGGAGGTTCTTATGGCGTACAGCGATAAGGTCATAGATCACTATGAAAACCCCCGTAATGTTGGTGCTCTTGATAAGTCTGATCCTACCGTTGGTACTGGTATGGTTGGTGCACCTGCTTGCGGGGATGTAATGAAACTACAGATCAAGGTGGATGATGCTACAGGTATTATTACAGATGCGAAATTTAAAACGTATGGCTGCGGATCGGCTATTGCAAGCTCGAGCCTGGTCACAGAGTGGGTCAAAGGAAAAACCCTTGACGAAGCAGCCACAATCAAAAACAGTGAAATCGCCGAAGAACTAGCATTGCCACCGGTGAAGATACACTGCTCCATCCTGGCCGAAGATGCCATTAAGGCCGCAGTAGAAGACTATCGACAGAAACACAAGGCTTAAATGGATTGCGTAAATGTCACAGACCGTGAGGTAACCGTACAGCTGACTGATTATATCAAGCATGACGGATATGTGCATCATATTCCTGAACTGTATAGGACATTGTATCAACTTAGAGATAAAATCAATAATCGAGTTTTGAGATTTGTTTCTCACGAGACAGAACCATTTAGATTGGTGGCGTTTGATCGAGTGCTAGAACATCTAGCCACTACACTGTCAGTATCGAAGGACAGGCTTATCCTTGAAACTTATGATCACGTACCACGATTTGAAACGCCCTGGGCCACAGTGATCACTAAACCTAGTACGAGTTTCATACATGCGTTTGACATTGAAGTTGATAAATGCACAAGAGATCCCAATGCTCGATTGTTTGGAGGATTTA